GCGGGAATGCGCCCAAGATTAAAGGTCGAAGAACCTGAAGCAGCCCGCTTACGGCTTTTGCCTGATAGCGAACTCCCCTCGTGCCTCGATATTCCCCACATGACTAACGCTGCCGTGTTGGCCCCGTAGGTAGTAGGCCAGAAGCCCTCCTTAATTACCTCGGTATACGACGTCGAGCCGCCGACCTCTGGCCACATATCCCATCTGTCGCTTGTCTGGTCATAGATACTGACAAGAAGGTCTTGGCCGCCGTTGTTCCTTCCCCGCTGGACGAAGACGCTGTAGTCTCGGCCATTGACGAAGTTGTAGTCCCATGCGTGGTGGTGAAGGTCGTTATTATGGTGATTCGAGCCAGCCGGAGCGTCGCGGGTAACCACAATGCTATGAAAGTTCTCCCCTACTAGCGGCGGTTGGATAGAGACACATAATGTATGTAGTCTCCAGTTACCGTTCCCTCCCTCCTGATTAGTTCGGCCAAGCGTGAGCAATGTCTGATACGCCTCAGTGCTGTCATAGCGGAAGGCAACCTGAGCACAGAACTCTTGGCCCGCATCGTGAGCCCAACTGAACTGGAATGGGGACTGGTCAGCTCCCCAGTGCAGTGTCCCCGCAGGGGCGGCTGCGCCCTGACTGAAGATGCTCTCCTTGACATTGTCAAGATCGGGGATGCGGGCTGCGATCTCTAACGTCAGCCCTGGGTCTTTGATCTCCTTGCGTAGGAGCCGTGAGCCTTCGCCGTCATTGTCTTGGACAAAGAATGCCTCGACTGTCCCAGCGCTAGCATCGCCGCGAGCGGTATCTGGATCATTCATCCCCTCCATCTCACCGAAGCTGATTCCGAAGGGAGTCTCGCCGGGGAGGCCAAAGTTCTCAGCGCCGAGGAAGACGTTCACCCCGTCACGAGCATCGACCGGGTCAAGGTCAAAGGCCGGACCGACCGTGCCGTCCTTGGTCACCCAGCGGTAGGCGTACCGGACGAAGCCGTCGATGGAGCCTACCCCCTGCGGAGAGCAGCTCACCTTGGTCGTCGGTCGACTAATGCCCAGGGGCCTGAATGATTTCGAGTAGTCGTCGATCAGGTAGTTCACGCCGTTGGTCGTCATGAATGCCTTGTCGCCGCGCCGCTGGACAACCGCATCCTTGGTGATCGCCTTGGAGAGCTCACCAGTGTAGGTGACATCAGGCTTGCTGCCTGTCATAACGTACCCGCCAGTAGCCACGACGTAAGACCCACCCTTAAATCCACCCTCGTTATAGTAAGGTGGGGCCGTGTCTACGCGCAGCGTGGCGAAGCTATTCAGGGCGCGGTTGCCTCGGTCAATGACCTGGTCGCCGATGAGCGACGCGCTGTCATAGTAGAGGACCGCATCCTTCAGCGGATGCCACTTCAGGCCGGACTCGTTGTGCAGTGCGAAGCGCTTGATTCGCCCACCAAATGGTTGCGTGTTCTCGCGGTCGACCGTGTCACCAATAACGAAACCCAGCATCTGGTCGTAGTTGAAGATGGCCGGATTGTCTATCGTTGTGGCAGTAGTTGCGGTTGCCGACCCGCCATCAGGCGTGACTGTAATCAGTGACTGGGTAAGGTTACGGCCAACGAAGATTTGGTAAGTCGTCCCGGCGACAAGATTCAGAGTCGAGGTCACTACGCCTGTGCCTGCGAAACTGCCCCGAAGAACAAAATTACCTCCCGATGGGTGGAGTATGAGCCGCAGTATGTCCTGAAACTCAAAGATCGTGGAAGACGCGAGCGTATTAGGCAGCGTCAACTCAATCTGAAACATCCACTCGAGTCGAGCTGCCGAATTGGTTGGGGTCCAGTAGTATTCGTCGAAGTCGAGATAGAAGGGGATCTCAATAGCGCCGAGGCCCCCGAAGTGTATCTCGGATGAAGAGACTGTAGGAAGCGAGGGGACGACATACCCGTATAACGTAACTTCGTCACTGTTCTCAAAAGTTAAAGAGTCACCCCCCGCTGTAAATGTCTCATGCCAGAGCACCTTGTAGGCGGTACTCGCCGCGTTGGTGCCGCTTTTAGCGGGCGTCAGGTCAGAGGCGAGAACCTCGTACTCAGAGGACTTGTTGAAGTCGGATTTGTTGTAGAAGATCAGGTTGGTTATCACGACCCCGTCATAACTTGGGATCAACGCAGCGAGTGGCGGTCCAAATATAGTTATACTTCCGGGAGGGCTTAAGAGACTCTCCGCAGGCTCACCCGATACCTCTGCGTCAATAGATGGTGTTACCCCAACTGCCGGGACCGGCCAGCCCACGATTGAGACAGCCCCTCCCACAAGCCTGACCATGATGCGGTAGTCCACACCATCAGTATCGAGATCGCCGAGCGAGTACGATGCTATTGACTCGGCGCTGGCTTCGTAAGCTCTGAGATGGACGGCATTAGTTGGGTAATCGTAGTAAATGTAGGCGTGGACGCCGCCATAGTTAAAGAGCGGTGCGTAGGAATCCTCGCCGGTGAGCGGTAACCTTAGCGTGGCGAAAACTGTCCAGGTAGTATCGGTGAATGGTTTGTCAACAACAACGCGGCCCTTGTCAATCGCGGCGGCGATGCCCAGGATATTGGGGATGGTGGTGGATGAGCGTGTGGAGCCGTGGCGGCGCTGGAATATCTGAGCCTCGGGGTCGACATCGCGCTTCTCGTATACGGCGGCGAGCGCACTGGGACTGAAGAGGCTCCCACCACTTAGATCCTTCCGGGCGGTCCCAGCCGTCTGGCGATCCATCGGGAGATTGTCTACTCGTATGCGTCCCATCAACCCCCCTCTGTGGAGAATGGATTAGTCTCGACCTCATCCCCTGAAGTCGCGGTGCTTACGGTCGTGGAGCCCGAAGAAGCCGAGGAGCCGAGATTGAAGGATACGCCACTATAGAAGCCCTCGAGGAACTCCTCGCCATTAGTCGAGTGGCTACACTTCCAGTAGTGTTGGAGGACAGAGACTGGGTCAGCGTAGGCCGGCGAGAAGGCGAGGCGGTCGACGTAGTTAAGTACGACGCGGATGCCGTATTGCTCGCTGGGCGCATTCATCTCGACGAAAACTCCACCGTCGCAGAAGAAGCCGAAGAGATCCGGCGGATTCTGCCATGAGGGTAGGTGTGCAGTTAGCGCCCCGGTAGCGATGTAGCTTCGCCCGTCTTCCGTATCATCGTGAGGGTTCCAACCACCACGAAGCTCGTTAGTCGTGAGCCACTGGGGCGTAGTGAAGAGCGAGAAACCTACCGGATTGATCTGTCGGGTAACCGGGGTTAAGTAGTTCGAGGTGAACTCCTCGACCTGCTTGTCCATATTAGCCTGCAACGTAGCTGTGTTGCGCTTGATACACATCAGGCTGGCGGTTACTGAGATTATGTGGATAGGATCGCCCGTCAGCCCTGCGACTTGAAAGGTCCGAGTGCCTGGAGTATCGACATAGAGATCGACATGGGCGGTCTTGATATAGTCGGGATGAATACCTCCACGCAGAAGCGTTACAGACGCGCAACAACAAGAGCCGCTATAATCCTCGCCTGGACATCCGCAATCTGACATCGGTATGTACCCCTACTGTTTAGTGAATATCTGTGTGGCGTTCGAGGTGTTCTTGAGTGAGTCGCTTGAGTCCTTGACAGCTTCCATAGCCAAGCTGGCCTTGACAGGTAGCGAAGTCCCCGCCCATGACAAGTAGGCCAGGCGAGCTCTCTCGAGGATGGCGTCGAGGGCCTCCTCGGGGAAGAGTAGCGTGTCGCTATCGCTGTCGAGGCGTTCGACCGCCCTCGTCTGGATGATGGTGAATTGATCGGTTGAGCTGGTTGGCGCGGGCCAGAGCGAGATGAACGATTTGCCATGCGTCTCTGAGTAGCGCTGCTCGAAGAACTTCGGCGTCCCCGTCTCGAACGGGTCGCTGTGAGCGTAGAGCGGCTCGTAAACTAACTTGCTGGTCCGGCCAGTGGAGCCTACCCGGAAGACCTCGACGATCTGCCCGGTGGTCGGCAGCGGGATGCTGCGCCGGATAACCTTGGAGGCGCTGCCGCCCGAGTAGGCTGCGGGTGACGGAGTGCCTATGTCAACCTCGTTGGCATCCTTGGTGTCGCGAATCAGGAACTTCGTCTCGGTTCCGCTGACATCGACGACGATGATGTCGTGAGGGTAGACGCGGTAGGTGATCGGGTTCTGGGAATCTAGGGTTACAGTCGTGCCGCCCGCAGAGATCACCGCCGTGGTCAGGGCGAGCTCGCCGCTGACTGAGCCCTGAAAAATGTCGTGGGAGAGGCCAGGAACCTTGTCGGAGATCGCTCTCGCAATCCCGGAGTTCAGGGCCTCTCCCAGACGTTCGTCCTCTACCGATGAAACCACAGCGAAGCCAAGACGACGCTTGAGCCGAGTGCGTAGTTCTGCCTTCGTGGCCATCGGTAGAGGCTCCCTTTCTAAGCGATGCTGGTGTAGCCGGCAGCGGTGGCGTCACCAAGGCTAAAGAACGAGCGGCGACCGTTATCAATCGACCACTGACGCTTCCACTCAATGCGCTTGAAGAGGTTGGTCTTCAGCGGATGAGCCTGCATGTCACCAAGCTGGCGGATGAAGCCGAGGTTATCGCTACCCGGACTACCCGCACGAACGGTGTTCAAGCGGAGTGAGTTCCAGTTGATACCCAAAATGGGGTAAGTCGCGGTCGTGTCCTCGTCAGGGAAGACATCCCAGGCAGATCCCTTATCCATGTAACGTGACCAGTCAAGCGTGACACCGCCGAAGGGGATGGTCCCCTCCTTACCCATGTCGACCTGAACGGGATCGGGGAGCGCGGCGCTTGCGCGGAGCAAGCTGAGCATCTTCTCGAACGAGCCAAGAGCCATGTAAACATGGGTCGGGCGCTCAACTTCAGAGAACGACGCACTGAGGATTGCAGACTGGAGGTCGGCAAACAGCGTCGCATGAGTAGCCGACGTAGTCGCTTGATACGTCGGTTGCCATTTAGCGATGTCATCCGTCTTCACGTTAGCAAACGACTCATTCGTCGTGTCGCCGTCAGTCTCAATCGAGGTGGGTGCGGAACTGCTTTGGAAAATCGCCCGAAGCGACATCGGATAGCCAGCCGAGTAGCTTGCGTCCGTAGTCATCGGGTCTTTTGCCACAGGGGAGCCCGGAACAGAAGAGCCGCCTGCAATACCTTGAGCGAAGAGAATCTCCTCCTCGTTGAAAATCTTCATCATGTTGGCCCTGACGACTGTCGAAACGTAGTCGATAAGGTTGCCTGCGGGTTGGGACTGCGGGAAGTTGATATTCCGCGTACCAGCCTGCATGAAGAAGATAGCCTGCGTGAGGATTTCCGATGCCGCTGCACCGAGGTTATTAACGTCTGCGGTTCCTGAAACTGTATCAGGCACATAAAGCGAAGAGTCTTCGCCGTGTCCATAGAGGATCGGGTGCCGAACAGACTCGGCGTCATTGACAACGAAGACGCGACCGTTGGTAGCGGCGGCCTTCAGGAACTTCTCACCAGATTCGGTGAGAGCATTGATGGGATCTTTGCTCATCGTCTCGAGGGCCGTGGTGACCATCGTGTCTAGAGATTGAGCATAACTGGGAATGGCCATTGCCTATTTCCTCCTTGAGTTTGTGTTAGCTGCGTGGGTCAATGGACTTCGCAACCGCTTGTCGCACACGCTCCTCAAGAGTCTCAGCAGCCTCACCTCCACCCTTCGCGTTCAGTTGTGTCGTGCCATCCGCCCAGGTGACCGAGCCATCCGGCGATGGAGCTGATCGAGTCAGCCCACTCCGTGGCCCAGCCGCATCCCGATTAGACGCGCCCGACACACCCGACATAGCGACGAGTGTCTTAATGCCTGCCTCCGAAAGCAAGATGTGCGGAGTGATGCGACCGTCTTCGACAGCCGTGCGATAGAAGCTCTGGATCTTCCCGTAGTCCTCGGAGCCGGGGGCAATGCCCTCGGTGCCCAGGACTTGCAGGAAGGCTTCCTTTGCCTCCTCGCGCCGAGAATACTCGGCATCCTTCTGCACAAGAAGCTCTTCGATTTGGGACCTGTTCATAAAGCCCTCATCGTCAAGCCGCTGCTTGTGGCGCTCGTCATGTTTACTGACGGCATCATTAACAGCCTTGCTAACATATGACTCGATCTGAGTACGCACTGCGCCTTCGAGGTCGAGATCATCCAACGAACGGATCTTTGATCCCTCCGAGCGCTGTTCCGTAACAGCAGCTTGACTGGCCTCCGCTGCAAGGTCTATCTCCGGGGCCGCCTCGGGGACGGGCGCAGACTCCTCGCTGGGTGTAGCACTGTTAGCTGTATCTTCTCCGAGAGGTTCTTCAGACATTGGCTTCTCCTATGGTTTGCCTATTGGTTCCGTAGAAAAAGTTCCCAATTAAGCGAGATTGTACCATACGTTGACAGCGTGTCAAGATTCTTCTTTGACGCCGCTAACGCTGCCTGGGGAGCCCCCTCGGCGCTTATTGATCGGTACAGTAGCTTTGATCTGGGCCTCCTCCGACTTGAAGTGGCCCGTATCCATGCTTATATCGTGCTTCTGGTAAACTTTTTCCATTTGATGTTTCGATGTGACCATCCTGTCGGGGTGGTTTGGGCCTAATTGGACGACTACCTTACCGGAGGACCAGTCCTCGTCGGAGTTGACGTAGCCGCCAATGTTCTTCTGCTCGAAGTCCTGCTCAGTGGCGACGATGCCGCACCCCGGGCAAGTCTCGTGGTCAGAGCTCTCGGCGAAGCTCTTGATTACAGTCCAGGGCTCGCCGCAGCCGCCGCATAGGTAGGGGTATTCAGGCATTAGTATCCGCCTCCGCCCGCTGCTTCAGGCGGGAGGCCCATCTGCTGCTGGGGAACAGCGTCAGGGATGCCACCAGCAGCGAGTGCCGCCTGCATGTTGTTATCTACTTCGCCTGGTCCCGCACCGATCCCCGGAATGACATCACCCATCTGAGCTGGGTTGATCACATCCTGCTTACGCGCCGCGAAGTTGCGGTGAAGGTCGACGACCTGCCGCAGCTCCATGATGGCGTACTCGCTATCGCCGCGCAGGAGAGCTGCCTCCTGCATCTTGGCGTAGTAGGCGATGTACATGTCGTGCTGGTCATCCTCGTAGACCGGGATGGGCTGCTGGGTCTGGAGATGGCGGATGTACCGCTCCTCCGGGCCCAGCTCGATGATGGGTGCGTCGAGGAAGAGATCGGCGTCTTCGATGCCCATCGCGTTGCCCAGGCGGCGCAGCGCCTCGCGGGTCATGCGGGGTATGCCCTGCGCGAAGGTCTGCTGGGTATTGGTAGTAACTGTGATCCACTGCATGAGTGCCTGGATGTCGCCCTGGTTGGAGAGGTGACCCAGCTCAACCGGGTCGATGTCGAAGCTGAAGCATGCGGTCATCGGGTCGGGAACATGGATAGTCCTGATCACGCCGTTGGCGAGAGGGACATCGACCGTGGGGCCAAATGTTTCGCGCTGCACCTTGAAGGCCGCTTGACCAAGACGAGTCCACATGAGCGCCATGACCTCGAGCCGGTCAGCGTTCCGTCGACTGCTTGCGTCGGTAATCGCCGCCGCCTCCGTCGCGCTCTTGCGCGGGTTGGGTGCCATCCCCCGCTCTGTGGGGCTGACGCCTGTTACGTCGTCGAAGAGACGCATATAAGTCTGGAGCGCTGCGAGGTATTCGCTAAGGACCGAGCTCTGCTCGACCGGTCGCATGGTCGCGTTGACGCCACGGACAGCGTCGTCGACGTCTACGCCGATGAACACGGTTCCGCCCGGCGCTACGTTCTTGACCGCCTGGAGGCTGTCCTCGTTAATGGCGTTCTTGTCGTAGAGGACGGTCTTGTTCAGGGTTCGGATCTCGCGGTCGATCTGGACGAGGGTCTGGACGATCATCCGCATCAGCGGGATCCACGAGAGGACCTCGCTGGCCGGGACGTCCTCGCCTGGAGCGGGATCGAGGAAGCTGTCGATCACGACGGGGCAAGACAGGAGCGGCTCGGTCACGACGTACTCGCCGAGGGAAATCCCATCCGCGTTTTGTTTGATTGGTTGGTTCAGGCCGCCGAGCGCCTTCCCTTCTATGTCGGGGATACTGACGAAGACTGACATCGGGCAAGCCGTGCCCTTCGGCGAGCCGTGCATGAAGCCCTCGTGGTAGACCTCGGTCACGCGGACGATTGACCAGGGGTCGGGGGCCTCGTTGCCGGAGAGCTCCGGTAGCCAGCTATCGGGGAGGTCGGCGTACTGGAGGTCGTAACTGTGCCAGTTGAAGCGGCGGTGGAAGGGCTCGTAGCCACAGTCGCGGGGCTCGAGTGCCTCGTACTTCATCCTAAGGTACGGTATCTTTTCGTCGGGGTTAGTAGAAATCTTGACGCCGAAATATGGGGAGAGCATGCCGATGAAGGCCACCCGGCGCATAGCCTCGCGGAGGTGGCCGTGGTCGGTCATTATGCGGAGGAGCTGGTTCTGCTTGTCGGCGAGATGGGCGGAGCCGGGGACCCGCGCCTTGACGCGGAAGGATGGGATGCCTGGCGTCAGTCCGGCGACGATCTGGCGGAGCCGTGATAGGAAAAGGTTGGCCGTTGTTTCGGGCGGACGCCATGAGCCGATGCTCAGGGGCTCGTTCATCAGGTGCGCTGCGACGCCCTGATCCCCGATGAGGCCACTGAGGCCGCCGAGGGGGTCGCGTCCGGTGTAGATGTCGGCGATGAGCTTCTCGTTGCCGTCGAGCGGGATGGATAGCGCGTCGCGAGCGGTGGCTACCAGATCAGCGAGCTTGTCGGCAGTCTTCTCGGGCAGTATGTAGCTCTTGCGTTTTTTGCCGTAGTTAGCCATTGGGCCAGTAACCTCCCTGGGTTGTGTTGCTTTGCCAGATTCCGACGTTGTAGGGCGTCTCGGAGGTTACCGGGGGGAGCCCTGGGAGGCTTCCACGGCGCTCCGTCATAGTGCTTAACAAAGCCAGCGCAGAAATCAAGTCGTCTGAGTTACTTAGGGGGAACTCGGTTAGGCGCTGGGTGAGGAGTTTGCGTCCAGGGAAATCTCGGGGGAGGATCAGGAGCCCTTTCCGCATGGCGGTCTGTAGACTCATTAAACGGTAGGGGAGCGATCCAGTTCCGATATTTTGGCCCCGGATGCGAATATTCTTGTTGATGCGCCCGCGCTCCTCCAGCCAGGGGGCGAAGAGCGATTGGGCTGCGACCTTCTCGATCCAGATGGATTTGAGGAGGGGGTGGGCGGGGGCTCCGATCTCCTCGATCCAGCAGGCGGCGGCGTCCGCCCCGCCGTTGAGTTCCTTCGCCTTGACCGGGATGAAGACGTTGCGGTCAGGCGCGAAGCCCTTTAGTCCAAGGGCGGAGGCCGGGAGGACCCTGACGACGACGATGCCGTTGAGGTCGCCGTCAGTTCCGGTGAGTCGGGCGACCGGGTCGTAGAGCAGGACCTCGGGGCCTTCGGGGAGGTTGTCGAGGGTTAGCTCCGTGTCGGTGGCGGCGTTGACGAGGGCGAGGTCGAAGATCGCCTCCTCGGAGGCTACGGGGGCGCAGAGGTACTGGGCGCTGAAGAAGGTCTTGCTGAGCGCGTCCTCCTTCTCGTCGATCTCGTCGGCGGTCAGGAAGGAGGGGCAGAGCGCGGAGCGTCCGCCCTCGCCCTCGCCGTCCCAGACGCCGAAGCGGAACTGGTCCCAGTCGCGGCGGCGGTTGAGGTAGGCGGTGACGTCCTCGAAGGCCCAGGGCGTCCCGATGTGGTTGATCGGGCTGTCGGGCGCGTACATCAGCGGCTCGAGGGTTTCGATGAAGTCGATGACCTTCTGGCGGCGGCTGTAGGTCCGGCTGTTCTGTTCGTTGGCGGGGTCGTCGATGACGGCGCGGGTGGGGTGGTTGCCGGCGAGGTTGGACTCGACGGAGGCGGCGAAGACGCTGGGCTCGCGGCCCTTGCCGCTCCGCCCGACGATGTTGAACTGCTCGCAGGGCCCCGCCTTGCGGGAATCGCCCTGGGGGGAGAGCCAGGGGAAGACGTTGCTGATCGGCAGGAAGAGGCCGGGGAGCAGCTCGAGCTCGCCGTTGAGGCGGTCGCGGATCTCGCCGACCAGCTTCTTGGCGAGGTCAAGGGTCGCGCAGGCGATTAGGTTGCGGCTCTCGGGGAAGTGGAGGAGGTGGGCGCAGGTGTCGATGATCGTGATGACCGTGCTCTTGGCGTGGCCGCGAGGGACAATGGTGCTCGTTTTGGGCTGGCTGTGGGTGTGCTCGAGCATGGCGCGGTGGAGGGGCCCGAACTGCTTGCGCCCCTCGGGCGTTCCCTTGTAGCCCAGGGCGATTCCGAGGGTGATGGGGTCGCGCCAGAGGCGGAAGATCGCGTCGCGGATCGCTTCGGGGCTGTGTTCGGGCATTCCCGATTATACAGATTGTACCGCGAGGGGCAAGGGCGGCACCGGCGGCTTCGGTGGCTAGGGGGCGGGGGCCAAGCGCCGGGGGGCGAGGGCCCCCCTTGCACGGTACTGTACAATGCAGGGCTGATCTCGAGCGGCTCCCTCTGGGTTAACTTGATATCACGAAGCAGGCGGCAGGGCTGATCTCGAGCGCCGGCGTCGTGTGTCATGACGGACGTAGAATATACTTATAATTTGTACGGTATTTGTTTGTACATTTGTCGCCTGGTTCCTGTATAATGGGCGCTCGGTTCGATTTTTTTCAATTAAGGAGTTCAAAAAAATGAAGCTATTCCGCGCGACAAAGAATCTGATTGACGATGGTTGGGGGTTTTTCCTGTTTGCAACCGCAACCGGCGTCGTTATGTGCGCTTACGCGATGCTGACAGTAGCGGGGATAATCCGATGAAATACAGCGCAAAGAAGGCGAGTATGAAGCCATGTAGAATATGGGGTACGTTCAAACTGGACGCCACACCCACAAAGGGAGAGACGATAGACGCCGGTACATATTTCACCGACGGCAAGGTAATCATTCACACCGATTACGTCCGACTACCGGTGGACGTCCAGGCGCTGCTAGACGCCGGCGTAACAATGATGTATCAGAACGGTGTAGCGAAGCCGGACATGTTCACACCCGACTACGCTTCCATCCTTGCCGACGCCGGACATCCCGACCACCTGAACATCCATAACACCGGCGTCTTGACTGAAGGCGCCGATACGCTGCTGAGCCTATTCGACGGTAAGGATTGCGATAAGCCTGGCATATTCTCATTCAATCGCGATATGGTCAACTGGTTGCCTGATGAAAGCGTACTAGACTTACGTGTGGCGCCTTTATCGGACTACAGCCCGGGCGCCAATAGAGGGGGACCTATGTTTGTGTGGGAATATGCAAACAGCCGGCGCGACGGTGACGCACGCTTTATTGCCTGCATCATGCCGGTGGTTATCAGAGAAGGCGACAAACCACTCGAACTTATAGAGAGGGTATTCGCAAGCGCCTACCCAAAGATGTTTGCAGGGAGTAACAAATAATGGAAAGCCTGAAGATTAACGCAGCATATAACATTAAGCCGGAATTGCCGCCCAAATGCCCTGGATGCGGTAGTGGCCAAGATTACGGCAAGGACCACCACTACACCGATCACATGGTGCGTGAGTATGATTGCGGAGCCACCTGGGATATTGACCCGCAAAACAAGGACGAAGCAGTAACGGTTTATATCCTCGAGTTAGAATGCACAGAATAAGGTAATAGCGAGGCGTCGCGAGGCGCCTCCAATCCCCTACACACTGCCGCCCAGGTAGTGCGTAGGGGATTGATTCCTTTATAATTTTTTGGAGCCCAATGGAATGAAGCGCACCGTAATAACGACCCTGTTTGTACTATTCTCACCAATTTTTTTCCTGCTACTGCCTGTAGCCGCACTAGTATGCGGCGGGAGAACTCAAAATGACAACTAAAATCTTCAAGACGCCGGACGGCGCGACGGCGTGTAACCGTTGCATCGCAGACAATGCCGAAAACTGGACGGACATCGACGCCGTACCGACGATAACGAACCCGACCTTAAAAGGAATTGAGTGCAGCCTATGTGGCGACTTGTTCAGCGGGCGCCGGTGGTTCTCACCTGGTAGCAATCTGCTAATCATGGCATTACTGCTGTCTATTGTTGCGACGTTGACCGTATTTTTCCCTGTTGGCGCCTTCGTCGTGGTCGGCGCCTCCGCCATTGCATTGATGATATTTGCCGGTAGCGCGACGCGTGCCCGGTGCAACGGAAGGGATCAAACGTGAGCAATACCAAACAAATAGCAAACGATTGTCCTGATTGGGACATAAGAGAAACCATCGACCACTACCATAGAGGAGAACCATTCCCTAGTGGCTTCAGCGCCTACCATCCGGCGTTAGATAGTGGCGTCCTCGGACGTGGCGCGACGCCGGAAGACGCACAACGCGACGCCATACACCGACACAATCTCGAGCATGAGATTGGCGCCTGGCACGGTATTAGGCTATCAATCACACATATAAAGGATTCAAGCAAATGACTTGCCGCAAAATGTATTCGGTAATCGACGCCGGCGGAAACTATCGCCAAATCCACGCACAGGCCGACCCTGATTCGGGGGCATGGGTTGCATGGATATGCGCCGGCGCTCCGCGCAAGATGGTTTCCGGCGCCTTGGCGGTGCCGGTACGGTACACCGGCGAAGGCGCCACAAGTAACGACGCCCGTGACAATTGCCTGGCAGAATTGAACAGGAGTATCGAGCAATGAGCAACGAAAGAAACAATATCGACGTGGTGACTTCTCGCCTATGCCCCCTGGTTACGCATGTCGGGGTACACGTCTTCGGCTCGACAGAACCTCACGATTGCTTCTGTGAGGATGGACAAGGTGAGCCGGTGGTAAGCGGGTTAATTCTGGACTGGATCGAAGAAGCCGTAGAGGGTGCCGTGCTATCTCATGAGAAGCAAGAAAAGGCGGCCCTGTAAATTGTCGCCGGCGTAGGTTATACTCCCTGCGTCGGCTTATTTCATTTCATTTTTTAAGGAGGATATTCCAATGGACAGCGATTATGACACGGCACTATGGGAAGACGAAATCAACCCCGACCCTGCCGAGATTCCCGCATGGATCGACCCTGAATACGCTAACGGTAACGATATTGCCGCGATAGTTCAGGGCGGCTGCGAGAGCGGCGCCTACATGCCTGCCGTTACCTACTGGCAGGCCCTGCAAACAATGAACGAACACGGCGACGACGTGCTTCAATACATAGACGTTGCTGGTTATACCATCGACGGCGCCGACCTGGTACCAATGTCCTGGGCCGGTATGGCCTGTCACCTGCTGTCAATGGCTGTAGAAATCTGGGCGCATTCGACCTACGCCGAACTCGAAGCGAAGCACGAAAGCCTGCAAGCATGAGCGCAACCATTAACCATCCGGCGACCCTGCTAACCGCAGCCCGAGCGGACGCATTAGCGGCACACCTTAACGCTGACGCCGACGACGAATGGACCTATACAGCAATCCATGACCCAAAGGGTGACGGCTTCTCGTTCGTCGAAGTTACCGACGAGAACGGCGTAACCTTGGGCAGGCTCTAAAACCGATGGGCCAGGCGCCGCCCAGAACAGGCGCCCGGATGGGTGAGATGCCCACCGCCATTCCATTTCATTTCATTTATAAGGAAGTACATACCATGACCAACGATAAAGAGACGTTGAAAGGCTACGACGACCTGACCGACGAGGAGAAACGCCAGACGGCCGACGAGGCGGTAGCTAATCACCTCGACTTCATCACCACCGACCGGACCCTGTGCCTGGTTGACGGAACCGCCGCCGCCTGCTTTATTAACTGGAGCGCCAACCCGAACCGGAGGGATGTCAAATGAGCGACCTGCCGACCCTGACTCGAGAGCTTAACAGTTCAATAGATGCCCTGATAGATGAGCAGAGGCGCCTAACCGCCCTCATCGACGGCCTGACCGACACCTACGCCACCCTCCCGACACCGACCCCGACCCCGACCGACCCTGCCGCGCTCATTGGCGCGTTCCTGCGGGGGATGCTCAACTATAAGTGCGAGTTGATAGACCACCTGTTCCCCGGTGTCGACCCGCGCTACCGCGCCCAATGGGAGGACCGCGACGCTACCCTGTTCTGGTGCCAGCTCGACCCTGACAACCAGGCAAAGACTCTGGCATTCTTCGAGAGAGTAAAGCCATGAGTGACCCACTCGCCGAAGTAATCGCGGCGCTGAAAGCAGAGCAAGGCCAGCTTTTCAAGATACTCGAGGCGCTGCCGCCGCACTCGCACGAGTTCGGCCTCGTCGAGGGCGCCCTGTCGGGGCTAATCGACACCATCGACGCGCTGGCCGAGGCCGACGAGGGCAAGAGCTGCGCGACCGACAGCGAGCGGTGCGGCGCCTGCTGCTCGGCCTACGTCTGCCCCGACGGCAAGCGGGCCAATCGCTACTGCCCGCAGTGCCGGACCCAGCCGTCGTGGAATAACCCGAGCCTGGCGGAGCGCCGCGAGGAGCGACAGCAGGAGGATGACTACTGGGGCCGGCGGCGCCGATTGTATTAGCAACCTTTCGACGTATTCAAATGGTCTAAGCGCCAAGCGGAGAACGGCTTAGGCCAAAAGGCAGTTTTTTTTAGTTTTTCGCCGCTGGGTTTGACGGCCCGGCGGCGTTATTTTGGCTGGTCAATTTAGTTTTTTACGCGCTTTTGACGTAAGGTGGCGTAGCGCATAGCGTTACGAGCGCTGAATAGGTCGAATGGTGCCTAATAGGAAATGGAGGCAATTCAATGGGTCAAAGAAGGGACCGAAGGGTGGAAGTACGGATGACGTCCGACGAACTGGCCGAGGTGCATCAGTACGCATTCGTTCTGGAGACCTCGATTAGCGGGGTAATCCGTCTAGC